TTATTTATCCTCCTGATTATCAATTGTTGTTTTCTGTTCTACCTGACTCTTTAAATTCTTAACAATAGGCTGCAAGAATGGTGGAAGTGCTACACCGATATCATTGATGTTTTCCAATATACTTATAATTTCGTTACAGATCAGCCATATTGCCACAACACAAGCCACTAAAAATGTAAATGGCAATGTTATTCCAATAACACCTGCAGAATAAGAAAGGAGCTGGTCTACTATCACACCAACTCCCACCAAAAGCCACATACATATTTTCTTTGCAATCCCTCTTATTCCTTTATAACTATCTATCTGCTGCTTTCTAAATTTAGAAGCCGCAATACCTGTGAAATAATCTATTAGATTACATGTTACCAATAATAATACTGGAATTGCCAAAATTCCCAGGGCACTTAATATAATGCTCCACACCGCTGTTACAATTACTTTTAATTTTTCCATAAGTCAATATCCTTTCTGTTACTGGTGCAATTTCATTTTTTCCATTGTTATATGTTCACAAAACAGTAATAATATTAAATACGACGGTACAATTACTAAGGCAGCATTCGAAACTTAACTAAATATAAGTGAGCCTGTAATATAATCGTCTTTCTTAAATTCAGTAGTTGCCCACGCTCCTTTCTTCCCATCTTTTGTGTAGTATCTTGCAAAAGCATAATGTTTGTTTGCGGAACTATATAATAATGTCGTTCCATATCCAACCAGCTTTTGTCGAACTACACCTGCAGAATCATATGGAATATAATTACTTTCTAGTATTGTATTAAAATCAATGCTCATTTTTTCTAAAACTGATTCGACATCATAATATCCAGAAAAATTATTTAATGTAGAATCTGGTGTTTCAATTCTGGAAGCAAAGTATAAAATCCCTGTTTTAGTAGATTTGTTATAATAACAGTAGTTATATCCATATCCCTCAAAAGTACCATCACTCGCAATATTTTTACAAAAGCAGTTTTTAACGTCAATATTACTGTTTAGTGCACTTACCTCGCTTCTGAGATTAGCAATCATGTCATTGTTATCTTTGATTCCCTTATCCATTATGTTAAGGTTGGTTGGGTTCCACGGTGTCTGTCCTGTCCAGCCTACTCTTTTGTAAGAAATAAATCCTGTTAAGCTCATAATTTACCTCCTAAAAAACAAAAGCATGGGTTAATTCCCATGCTTTTAAAATAATTATCTAATTTAACCATGTGCCTGAACCCCAGTCCCATGTAGCAACTACTGTATTATCCACAAGTATATTTAGCTGGTTTCCATTCCAATCAAATGTTATAGGATTGCTAGTATACATTGCAGGATGTTTTGTTCTTCCATAATGAGTTAAACTTATATCACTTGGATTTTGGATTTTTATAGTTGTTCCTTCTGAACTCATTTCCATAACATTTGTAACTTTAATTGAACTAGTCTCAATATAATCCGTATGAAAATTTCCTACATGGAGTGAACTTATATTGGCAGCATAATTACTTTTTGAACTGAACGAACTTTCATCTTCCACTACCGTTAAATTTTTTAACAAAGCTTGTAATGCGTTAATTCCTACTGTTTTGACAGTATCAATACCTATATAAGTCTCTCTTAGAGTTCCCCACATATCTGTACCTGATAGCAAAATGCATTTTTGAGCATTTTGTGGTTTTATTTCGAATGTAACTTTTGATTTTTTTGCATATTTCCACTTTTCAAAAGTTCCTTTCGTGTCATATCCGAGCATATATCTTTTTGCTTGTACCATATCAAATATGTCAATAACACCATCGGAGTTAAAATCGTACAGTTCTTTATTTAACATATCAGTAGTTTCATTTAGCACGGCTTTTCTAATGACGTTCATCTCGTTATAGGTGGGTGGTAAATAGGTTTCTACGTTACTCACTAGCTCAAACTTTCCTGTAGATGTAATATTTAAAGAGCTTCCACCAGAAATGCTTAGTCCACCTTTTGCATTTAGCGTAATATCGTCTGCAATAGCTTCAATTGCAGATTTAAGCTCTCCTGTCATTGGGTCTTTCTTAATGTATGCTTCAAGGCTTGCTGTTGTAGCATAATTGTTAAACTTAACATCAATATCTTCTGGTGCTGGAGAATAATCTGTAGCTTTTGTACCCTTTTCTATTTTTAGCTTGTTTGTATCTACATGTGCAAAGCTAAAACGCATATATACAGCATTAGAAGGAACTGGCAGAGAACCTCTTACTCCAGTAGATTTATCTGCTACTCCGCTGATAAACTTTTTATTGCTGTCATAAAAACAAGTAGCCGGTGCATTACCCAGATTGGTCCATCCACTCGCTACATAGTTTTTCCACTTAGACACATCTATGTAGTCCGTCAAATCCCAATAGTTACCGCCATCTGTTATTATGCCAGTGGCTGTTATATACTTATTAGGAGTTACAGTGCTTTTTATGAATCTATTGACTCCACCAATTTGTAGATTATTAATATCATTTTTAGTTGCATAGGTGCCAGATACTTCTAGCTTAATACTATTACTTTCCTTAGTTATTGCTTGTGTTATAGCGTTATTCATCTGCGTTGTTGTGCTATAATTGCCCTTTAAATCCTGCTGAGTTAATGACAAACTGCTACTTATGCTATCAAGATTGATTCTTAATGCAGAATTTTGTCTTAACATATAAGCTGTTTCCGAATTTGGAATCTCTTTCCAGCCATGGCTTCCATCCTCATTACGAATAAACCGCCATGCTCTTCCTTCGTTTTCCCAGTAAGCAATCTTTCCAATATACTTATCCCACTCAGTATCGTTGTACTGCCATGTTTCTTCCCTTGGAAACTGGGTATCTGATGGATAAACAGGAACACACCAATCCCAAGCCGGATAATTATCCTTCGTTGGCACATAAGATATCAGGTATATTTCATCGTCATACTTGGCCATATTAGATAAACTTACACTATATTCCTGCAGCGTCTGGTTTACATTGGAAAACTTCTCCTTAACACTAGTTCCGTCTATGTTCTCAGTCCACCATAACTTTTGCGTTATAAAATCGTCGGACTGCTTTAATAAACTGCCCCATTCGGAATAATCCTTTCCAGAGCTGGTTTTTATATCCTGCAGAAGAACATTAAGTGTCTGGGAGGCATCATCCAAATATATCTTGTTGCTCTTAAGCGTATGGCTTCCATCCTTGTTTATAACCTCAAACAAGCTTCCTATATCCAGTTTTCCAGCAGATATATTTGCATCTTCTTTTACCATGTCATTTCGGATAATTTTACGCTGTACACCTTGTTCTGTAAGACCTAGCGCGTCAAACATCAAGCTGCCTTTTGAATCCCACACATACATGTTATAGTCACCTGATGCATCTTTTCCGATCTGAACGCGAAGCCTTGTGCTATCACTAATCTGAATGGTATTATCTCTCCACTGTGATTTGCCGTCTTTGCTGTGTACCTTTACATCTGTTGTGTCAACATCCAGAGCCTTTATTTTCTTTGCATCTAAGGAATCTATCATAGAATCCTTAATCTGTGCTGTACCTATCATGCTCACAACACTATTTGCAAAATCTGTAGTAATGCTTTCGCCAGTGGAAGAGCCAAACATTAATGTTTTAATACCAGCAACATCACCATCTAATATGCCTACTTTCTCATATTTAACATTAAGCTGCTCTATGCCAGATTTTATTACCTTTTCCTCTTCTATTGTTGCAAACTTTATGTCTGCCTCATTAGATTTAAGGTAATTGTTCTTAATATACTGCAGCTCATTGTTTACAGACACAATAGTCTCTGCAGTTACCGTATTAGCCTTAACCCATTCTGCATCTACCTTTTTAGAAACCAGTTCCTTAGTAAGCATCATTTCCGCATATGTTCGTTCTGCAAGCTTAGTAGATGGTCCTTTATAATCTGTCTCTGTTTCAGTTTCTGTTTTGCCATAAGCTGTAATAGTCATGGCAAGACCTCCATCATATTCCTGAGTTATATTCATAACCGGAACCTTATAAGTCTTACCTAATTCTTCAACAGTTACAATATCCCATGGATCCAGTCGAATATCTCCTAGCGTCTTTAAGCTTGCGCCTCTATACGCAAATCCTCTTACTTTCTTGTATACAGAGTTAAGCTTTTCTTCTGTTGTAAGTGGATTATCAAATGTTATTCCCAAAGTTCCACTTCCTACTGTAAAAGAAGTATTACTGTCAACATTACATGTAAGATAATCTAAATGGTAATCACTCTCATTCTTTTCAAATGTCATTATTCGTGATTCATTTATCGTATAGCCATTATCCTCATACCACTTAATAACAATTGTTCCAGTTCTGTCTACGCAAGCAAAACCTCCAGCTAAAGAAGCGATATATCCGATAACCTCACGATAGGTATATCCTACCGGTGCAGTATCAATAGTTATTCCATTCAAGCCAGATACATTACAGGGAACGCCACATCCAGTACTTATCTCTTTTAAAACAGATTCTGCACTTGCAGGATATGTCAATTCAGATACATATACACCTGTGGTCTTCATCATTCTGTCGTAAGCCGTAAATGTTGTGGTTGCCTGGTCAAGCGTTGGATGTTCTGCAGTAAAAAAGCCAAGTGGAATATACTCATACTTTCCGCTTGGCAGTTTCAATCCTATCTCTATAGGTATCTCTGTGTTTTCAAACAACTCATTTATTCTTTTTACTGTCAGTTCTATCTTAGCTGCAACAGCCGAACCTATCTGTATACCCTCATCAGATGTGGAAGCGGTCTCATAGCTCATCTTTTTAAAGCCAGCGTCAATCCACTTACCATTTATCTTTAATCGTAAGTTAAATGTTCGCGATGGTGATCTAATCGTTGTCGCAAATTGCTCTGATACATTATTATACATAGGCTTAATCCTCGATCATAAATTCAATGGCTGCAATATCCTCTAATGTTGTTCCATCGTATCTGCTGTCAGAATCACATACAGATATGTCTTCCATCTTAATCATATGTACATCAACATCCGTTTCCATGTTGTACATCTCATCAATTTCTTTTACAACTTCCTGCTCTTTACCTTCTGGGAACTGGTAAGAATCTCCATTCATGACAGCATTCCCATTTTCATCTTTAAGCACATTATTCTGTATTACTTCTGTTCGCTGTGCTACAAAAATATCTACTTCTCCTAACAATGTCTTAAGATTCTTTGCGATCGCATAGTTTACCTTTACAGGCCAATGCTTTCTTAATCCCTGTAAATTCTTAAGCATTGTTGCACTATTATCAATCTGTTTAATAGTCATTGTCTTTTTCATGTTCTGCTCCTTACTGCTGTATTATAGATACACTGGCACTTCTGTAATAATAGTTACCGTCCCCTATATCACCCAGCACCTCTTTACTTAATGTACCTCTATAGCTTGTTATTGTTATATCCTGTCCATCATCATGGAATGTTATCGGGAAGAATCCGGCGATGAGTTTGTTCTTAATAAGTGCCATCTCATCTTCCTTCAATATTCCCCAATTAATAGATAAGGTCTTCTTTTCAGCGACAACATCACCCAACATTGTTCCGTCAAGTGCTCGTCCTGTAGAAGAAGACCATATAATCTCATCATCCACCTTGATGGACACAGGAGCCGGCAGTTCCTGTCCGTCACATCTCAGTATCAATTCATCACATCCTTGTTAAGTTATAATCTCACATTTTCCTGTTTGCTTTGTATGCTCGTTAATCTTATCAACCACATATTTCTTAAGACTCTTTCCATCAAGCTGTATATCAAGGTCCCGTGTTTCAAGTATCTTAAGTATCTGCTTAAGAATACTTATAGCCTCTGCCAATAACTCCGCACTAGATGCCATAGCTGCTGCCTTCTGTGCCATATCAAGAAGCTTACCTTCTGGTGCTACAACTTCGCCCTGATGCCTGTTATCGCCAATCATGGCAAGCTGTGGGGTATTAGGCTTAACATATCCACCTTGTGCAAGGTATGGAATCTTGGAGAAGTCGGCTTCCGGTAAATGGAATCCAAAATCTTCGCCACCTATACCCGGTACCCAGTTTGGTACTTTAAAGCTTAATTTATTTACACCTTTTACAACAGCATTAATTCCTCTCTGCATTCCTGAAAGTAATCCATTAATTAAGCCAATCACCATATTAATAGGACCTTTTGCAATATCAGCAATTCCGCTAAATATGCCATCAAAAGCCGTAACTATACCATTCCAAGCACCTTCCCAATCGCCAGAAAAAACACTCTTAATGAACTGTATAACTCCTTTAAATACAGTAATTGTATCGTTCATTAAATCAGCTATGGTTTCAACGACAACTCCAACCTTATTTCCTATAGAATCAAATATTGCTATAAATATTGGTCCTAATAGTTCAGATAAAAATCCAACTACAGGTGCAATAAAGTTGTTATATATTGTCGTAGCACATGTAACCACTTCACCGACAAAATCAAGAAAATTAGCAAGTAATGGCTGTAAATGTTCACTCCATACTCTATCAATTACATCTAAAGCATTCTCCCAGACTGGCTGAAGCATATTATTCCAAATGTCTAAGAATACATCTCCGGTAGTCTTAACAGCCGCTTTTATCCCAGTAAATATCGGCTCTCCCCATTCGTTCCATGCCCCTGCCATTGTATTAACCAAGCCAATCCATACATTTGATATAGATTCAATGGCTGGACTTACACCTTCGCTCCATAAAGAATTCCAAGATGCTTTAAATGTATCAAATATTGTTCCATTTAAAGATAACGTCTGGGATGCAAAATCCGTCAGCATTGGTAATCCAACAGAAACAAAATTTGCAATTATAGGATATGTTGCTTTATTCCATACATCCGAAAAGACTGTATTAAAGCTATCAAATAATCCATTTAATATACTGCCATTAGTGTCGACCCATGTTACAAGATAATTTGTAAATTGACCATTAAAATAATTTAACAACGGCGGTCCTAATGCTTTTATATCGTTAAACGCACTTGTTAGGTTTTTCTTGGCTGTATCTGTATTTTTTGTAAGTCCATCCCATATTTTTGACATAGATGGAGAAAATGTCGATACACTCCATTTGCGGAGTTTATCTAATTCTTTCTTTGCCTTATTTACAAAATCACTAATTGCAGATGTTGCATTAGATGTACTTCCACTCACATCTGGTACAAGGTCAACACTTCCGATTCCTGAAGATGTTCCACCTGTACTACCGCTTGAATCAGAACTATCATCTGTTGGCTCTGTCAGCTTATTTATCTGGTCAAAGCCTGCAAGCGACTTTTCTATGTCTTTAGCAGTCTTCTTGGCTGCACTTCCTATATCACCTACATTATCCGCTGCGCTAGATGCATCATCTCCTATACCAGCTATATCCGAACTTATCGAACCCATAGAGGTTGATACATCTGCTCCTGTGAGCATTTGCACAAAGCTGGAAAAGCCATCCGCAACCTTCTGTAATCCTGCCAGCAAGTTGTTAAAGCCACGCAGAATAGGTGTAAACAATGCTATGAAGCCTTTACCAAGACTAGCCTTTAACTGCTGAAACCTTAATGTAAGTATTCTTGTCTGATTCGCCCAGGAATCCTGTGTCTTAACAAAGTCACCTGTGGCATTGGACAGTGCGCTAGTAACATACTGATAACGGAGCATTACTTTTTCCTGCTCTGTCATCTTTGCTGTAGTCTTACCGAAGCCATTATTAAGTGCATACTGGTCTAAGTTCGTCTGAGTCATTACAACACCTAAGTCCTTAAGTGTCTCTGTTTCACCTGTCCAGATGGATTTCAGCTTTGTATATGCTTCATCTGTACTCAAATTGTAAAATGATGCAACATCACCTGTTAATCCGGTAACATCTTCTGCCATATCAAGTGCAGCCTGTCCTGTAATACCCATAGCATTACTCATCTGACCAAATACACCCATGTACTTCTTAGCAGATAATTCAGATAGACCGAAGTTAGTCATGGCATTGGAAGCCCACAAATCCGCTTGACGGCTCAAATCTCCAAATGCTGTATCTACGACATTCTGTACCTCTGTTACATTTGAACCGACTTCTATGCAGTCTTTTGTAAATTTAGCAAATGCTGCAATGCTTAAAGCTCCGGCTATCTTCTTTCCCATACCAGAAAAGATGGATGTTGCCTGCTTTGCTGCCTTATTGGAAGCACCTGTAAGCTGATTAACTATCTGTGAACTGTCTATGCCAAGTTCAAGAGCTATCTGTCCTACTACATCCGACATACTCCCTCCTTTCCGGCATTTAAAAAGACCACTTTCTACTTAGAGAAAGCGGTCTTAGCCCAATTTTGGAAGTCACTCCAATACTTATTGTAATTTGCATGATCTTCCATTAATTTTCTATTTCTTCTTAATATCCAGTCATTACGGATTTTCTTCTGTTCCTTAGTGAACTCCTTTATAACCTTAGGATCCTTTTCTGCTCTGATTCCCACAATTCTTCCAAGGGGTGTTTCAGGCATTATTCCACTAAGCAACGAACAGAACTCTGACCATGACATCTCGTCTTCGGTACGCAACCGTATGCCATATTGGGACAGGAAGCTGGCTTCTATCAGCTCCCAATCATCCCATATATCATAATATGTCTCATGCTGAGGGTGTCTGCTCCTCGCCGTATGTTCCCATAGCAACCTGCATGATTGTATTATACATTTCCTTATATTCAGGAATAGGAAGGTCTAATGCCTCAATCTTATCTGAAGCATCCTTTCCAACAAGCATTTCAAGGCCTTTAATCATAAATGCCATATCATCCTTGTTTTCCTTGCTCTCTGCTTCCTGTGCCATAGCCTGTATGTTGAGAATTGTGCTCTTTCTGTTATTAACAGTAACAACCAAATCCTCTGTAATACGAATCATAGGTAACTGGTTCGTAATCTTCATAGATATATCTATTACTTTAAAATCTGTCTTTGCCATTATTCAAATCCTCTCTTTCTTTAAGCTGCTACATATGCTATATATGTTGGCTTTCCATCCGAATTTGCATCCCATTCAAGCGCATCAATACTTGTAGCATCTCCACCAAGAGATTTTACATCGATTACTGCAGGTACAAGAAGCTGATCAAGATTAGGGAATATAATAGACACCCATGTATTGCAATCCTGACCTGTCTTCATAAATCGACTTGCTACATAATCATTTCCTTCATCTCCATAGTTACGCTTACCGCCGAAAGACATACCAAGTGACTTACCTGTCATGAGCCTTCTTACCCAGCCAGCCTGATCCATTGGATTCCATTCCTCAATGGTTCCATCTACAGATATACTTAAGCTCTCTGCATCTTTTACAATCTTAGTTTCTACTGTTTCCGGTGTATCTGTGTTTTTTCTTCCAGTTATACATACTCCAAACTGAATTTTATGTACCGGATTAACCCCTGTTAATGGTGTAGCTTCCGCGTTATACCCAGCTATCTTTGTATTCTGTGACATACTTCTACCTACCTTTCATAACAAAATTTAAGTTCTATGACCATTTCAAATATTCCTTTATCATCTGTATCAACCTCAATCGGTGCTGATACTAGCATTTCTGTAAACAGAATATTTGTGTCATTAATGTTTACGTGTTTCATATCTCTGAGCTTGTCGTAAAGCTCCTGTGAGACTTTTTCAGTCTCCCTGACACTTTTATTCCAATGAATCAGTATACTTATGGATTTGACAGCATAAGAGCTGTTCTGTATACCTCCAACAGCCATCTGAACATTATCTCCCCTGTTAAGATGGTATACACCTATGCTCTTATCTTTCTTATCATCAAGCTTTCCACAATATACATGGTCATCAGCCGCTATTCCAAGACCTGCTATAAGGTCTCTTACATCACCTATTCCTAACATCCTAACATCATAACCCCGCATTCTTTTTATAAAACTTTCCAAATGCTTTAGGTGCAAAATCCTGCTTTTTACCGCCTTTCATGTAGTCATCAAGCCATCTGCCTTTAGCATTTGCATTTCCTTCATGTTTCTTGCCCTTATCATCAGTCCATGGTGCCTGATGGAAATTATACTCTGGATGATAATACAGCCTTCTGGCGTATGGTGTACTAGACACAAGATATGCTTTTCCCTGACCTATATCAGATAAATCAACAAATGTGCTTTCATTTTGTAATGCTCCTGTATCCCTCGGTATAACCTGACTCTGAACAACATCTGTATGTATTGCTTCTGCTGTTTGTGCAACTGACACTTTTGCTGCTGCCGTAACCTTCCTTACCATAGGCATATTAAGCTTCACTGTAGATTTCACATTTCTAGCCATTACATCACATCCAATCTTACATAATTAACCGTACCATCCGGATTACGGCACTTCGTACCCTTGTATATATGCCTTGTTACACCGAACACCGTTATATCTCCTTTAGTAATAACAGGAAGATCCGGTGCAATATCTCCTGGTATCAAAGCACATCCTTCAAGCTTTATAAGCACCTTTTCTACTGTTAATTCTGTCTTACCGCTGTCCTGATAGTTACATAAGCCATCCCAAATAATGGGTTCAAGAGGCTCTCCATAGACATTCCTGCCTTCCTGCTCTATCTCAAGGTGTATTTCTGTCTTACACATGCTCTTTAGTATTAAACACGGGTACTTCATACTCACACCCCCAGACTTAAACAACACAAACCTGTCTGACAAAGCATCTGGTATGTATCGCGTTTTACAGCAATTCCATTCTGTACAAGAACATTCCAACTGCTGCCAAACTGCATAGATACTCCATTTAGAGTATAATTCTGTAAGACACAATTAATCATGTCCTCATTCTCATATTCAAAATCAGCCATATCACAGCATACATCTATGATTATTGCCTGCTGGAACTCTGTCAGACCTTCAAAACCTCTCGCGACTATACGATTAAAAGTAAGCGAGTCGATATGTCGGCTCGCCTGTTTTAATCTTCGTACTATCTGCTCATCCGGGATAAGTCTATGTTCACTAAGGTACTGCTCTTTACTTGCATATACCATAAGACCACCGCCTATTCTGTCCTATCTTCCTTTGGTTCATCTGCTGTTACTTTCTCTTCCTTGGGCTTGTCTTCCTTTGCCTTACCTGTTTTCTTTGACCTAATAACCTTTGGTTCAAAGGTCAATCCAATTACTGTATCTGCCATAATGATTCCTCCTTAATTATCCTTATGTGATACATATATCCCAGCGGTCTTATTCTCATATACATGGCCATAAAGATTATTATTACGATACTTGAATACATGACTATCGCCATCCTGGTCCTGATCTGGACTAAAGTACTTAATATACTGATCCATAGCTGTTACAGCTGCAGACTTCTCTACACATAAGAAGTTAACATTCTTAGCCGGCTTAGTTGTCATCTCGTAATTTTCAACCTGTGTTCCACTTGGACTACTAACAGCCTTATAATTGCCCTCACTTTCTTTTGTGTAATAAGTCTTACCCGGCTGTGGTAATGTATCCTTTGATAATGTATAAGCTGCCTTAGTCTTTTCATATCCATATGAATTCTTACCATCATGAAGGGTTATTGATGTGTACATACGTGACTGTGGAACTGATATGATCTGAGAAAATCTCTTAAGTACTTCTCTTGATTTAGTTGTATCCATATCGTCCGCAAGAGAAGCTAATGTAGGTGTGATGAATAAAATACGTGATTCCATAGGAACTTCATCCTCATCCATCTTATTAGCACAAGCTCTTAACGCTGTTATTAATTCAGCTCCTGTTTCAATATTCTCTTCCTTTACTGTTATATCCTTAGTTCCACAGATTTTAGCAATACGCGCGGCATCTGTTTCCGGAATAACCTTTGTTCTTAAGAATTCGCTTGATAACTTGGCAAATGGCTGTGCAAGTGTTTCATCATTATCAAGACGGTCGATTCTTAAATCCTGTGAACGTTCCTTATCGTACTTAACTGTTTCCCATGTAAGTGAAGTTGAACCCTTTGTATAACCTGACTTTCTATCAAAATCACCAAGTGCATCCATATCAAGCTTCGCAATCTTGATTTCACCGTTATTGCCTTTTCTTACTGTTGTTTCATCACCATCTAATACTGAGGTCTTTGCACCTTCCTTATACACCTCATCAAGTATTGGAAGGTATATTGTAGATAATTCGATATTATTCATATAATCCTATTCCTTTCTTTACTGCTTTGGCTTTAATCCGAATAACTTTCTTATCGCATCATCATTACCCGGATTGCCATTTCCATTGTTACCAGGAGCACCAATCTGGAAGCCAGCATTGTTCTCCATACTTGGCTTAAGTGCTGGTACATCTTTAAGTACCTGCTCAAGTGAAGCTTTGATATTATCTTCAGACACCTTTCCATCCACACCCTTTACCTTGCTGAAATCAGCCATCTTAAGCACATAGGGAGCACAGCATTCTCTTTCTTGGCCGTTGCATTATCCAGCATTGCCTGTATCTTGTCATAATCAACACCAGCTGTCTGCTGATTATTCTGACCACTCTGCTGTCCTGCCTGTCCATTATTGTTACTTCCAGCGTTCTGGTCGCCGTTACCATCTCCGCCCTCTGCGAAGAACTGTAAATTCATAGGTAATGTCTTTCTCATCACTCTATCTCCTTTCTTCCGTTTACCGCCCGTCGGCATTTCCCATTTCCCTAAAGTTTAGTGCCATTAAGTTTTGGGCATAAAAAAAATAGGCACACACAGCTTATTTGCCATGTGTGCTTAATAACTAATATTAAATTGTGTTGCACTGGTGCAACTTTGGACTATTCTACTATAATCCAATCTTCAGCGAGACAATCGTTAATACTTGGAACCCACATTGAATGTGAACCATCCACATTTTTTATCTGAAAATATGGGTTACATATAAACAAATCGCCTTCGTTTAACCCCCATGCTTCCGCTGTTTGCTTATTGCAGGGGATTCCATTCGGATATGCTTTCTGATATACAACAAACATTCCTTTTCCGTTCCAACCTCTTCTTGCTACCTTATTACCTTTTTTCATGGCCTCAATAGCAATTCCAAATGTCATGTTGTCACATTTTCTATACGCTTCATTAAATTGTTTCTTAGGACACCAACTTTCATATCCATCAGAATATCTTATATGATAGCCTTCATCTTCTGGATTCTCGTCACTTGGTATCTTCCACCCTCTGTATTCATTGTATTCGCCCCTGCTCATTGGCTCTGCTGCCACCACTTTTACTCCAATATAATCCTTCATTTTTAAATCCTCTCTTTCTTAAAATTGGGTGTAAAAATACCACCAATCTCTCGATTGGTGGCTGTTAATCCCATATTATTTCTGGTCTTGGCATTTTCTTTGGCACTACTGTTCCATATTTCTCAATTGTATAATCAAAATCATCTTCTATGCATTTCAACAATAATTCAGCATATTCTTCTTGGTCAAAATATAAATCAGGAGGGAACTCTGGAGAATATTTAAAATGATTCACGAATTTTATTCTTGCATCTTTTAGTTTCTTTATCACCTTGCTGCCTCCTTCAATTTCTTTTCAAATTTTATTTTTCTTCAAAATTACACTCTCAACAAATTAAATACTATTAAATCTCCCTATGTTCTTATCTCCACCAAATTCTTCCATCAACATTTCCTGATGTTTCTTGTGTGATAATTCAGAATAATACTTACGCTGCTCCTGCGTAGTTGCTTCTCTTCCCTTTTGCAGCAACTCTTTATATTCTATAATCATGCTAAGCATAGGTTCTTCTAATCTCAATGCCAATCTACGATTAGACTGATTTAATTCCTCAATATTTTCTAAAATCTTCCTTTGCTCATCATTACTGATTATTTTATCAAACCGTGACTTTAGGCTCTTAATTTCATCATTGTTTTGTTCTATTAAATGATTCGTATATTGTATTATACTTTCTCTTTCACTTTGATTACACATACAACATTCTCCTTTAATACTCCACTAGAATCTTCTAAATCCTCTGGAAAATATAGATACTCCCTATGTTTTGATAAATAATCATATTTACTTTCCTTTATCACTTCAACCACTTCATACTTTGAACTACTTAAAACCTCTGATTCATCAGTCCCAAATAAAGATAAATGCTGCACACCAACAGCCGTTTCATTTTTCTCGCATTCAAGTATAACAGAACTTCTCTCGTAATCGCTTATTCCGCCATATCCAATGGCAGTACCTTTGTTACTCGTCCAGCTCTCTATTATACCTCTTCTTGGTAGTTCATCACCTTTTTTCAAATCGCTAAACATTCTAACATCTGAGTTGTTCAATATCATTCCTCTGCTTATACTGCCTTCGTATGTTGGCATTCTGTCAATTCCATCTCTAATTGTTTTAGCTGTTTCAGTTTCTCCATTCAGAATTGATGTATAATCACCACCAAAATACTCTTTAAGTGCCTCTTGAAGTTCTTTTGCTTTTTCATCCGAATACCCTGTATCTGTCTTAATCTGTTCAAGTGCTTTCTTATTAAACTTATCAAGTTCATTATCTGGAACTTTACCACTATATCCAGTATTTAACTGTTTTCTCTTTTCTTTCTGAAGTAACAGCTTATTCTTTTGTTTTTCAAATTTCTTTATTCGAATGTCTAAATCTTTTAGTTTATCAACCAAATCATCCTCAGAAACATCTCCAAAGCCATCCTCGATAGAATCAAATTCTTTGAACCAGTCATCATAAGAATATCCTTCTGTCATGTCGCTAAATTCTTTCTTAAGAGACTCTATTTTTGTATTCGTGTTAGTGATACTATCTTTTAATTTTATTTTATCATTCTTCTGTCCATTTGCAACAACATTCTCCCATTGTTCCTTCCTTGCCGCATACACTTTCTTGTTATCCGGGTCTAGGGAATACTTAGACAGCCTGTCAAACTGCTCCGCCATTCTGCCTGCATACTGCTGCTTCTGGTCCTGCTTGTAATCTTCCTTGACCTGCTCAAGCTCTTTCTTGGAAAACTTGCTATCAGGCTCATCATCAAGTTCAGGAAAGTATGTTGTATGTATGTCTTTACAGTTAGGATGGTAAAGCCCTGCTGCCATAGCAGAAGACATAAGTGGATAAGGACCATCAGATGCCTTACCTCCACTCCACACATCATCTATGAGAATCTTTCCAACAAACGGAAGACATTTAGGACAGGCATTAGCACGCTTATTCATAATAACTGTACTAATTCCCCATGATTGTCTCATTTCGCCCTCTCCGGTCAAATAGGCACGCTTATTAGCTGTCTGAATCGCCATCTTAGCATAATCTTTCATAGTATGCCTTGCGCCATTTGCATATTCAATACAGTTGATACCTGCTTTAAGGAAATCCTTTGTAGCCATATCAACTGCCTTCTCATATGTTCCTGCACCCGTATTCGCATAGACCTGAGCGTTAAATATTATCTGTCGGTATTTATCCTCCGACATTCTAAGCATTGCTTTTTCTGCCCTGCTAAAATCTGACTTCGTTGCTTTAATCAGGGCATTAAGTTTTCTTGTATTGAGTCTGAAAAAAGCACCCTCAGCGCCTTGCGACACCTTAGATGCTTTCACCCCTTTCTTTAATGCTCTTAATATTTTCTGCTCCTGTTCTGTTCCGCCTTCCTGTCTGGCTGCAAATATCATTGCATCTATAGAATCATTGATATCACTGAACTTCGACGAAAACATTTTCTTGTTCTGTGCTTTATATTTCTCAAGCGCCTTAAGCTGTTCTACCTGCCACTGCGTCCAATTATATCCTTCTTCTATTTCTTCTGCCCTATGTCCTTCGAGATTTCTCATCATTGAAGCTATCAGCTCATCTTCTATGGCTTTAAATGCTTTCTCTATATCATAGTCCGTATTTAACATAGGCTACCTCATTAAAAGCTTTCCACTTCAAATCCATCTAATTCTGTATTAAGTTCCGGTTCTGTCATCTGTTCAATTCCCTGTTCTGCCTTAAGCCTTGCAACTTCTTCCTGTTTCCAGTCATCATCCTTAGTGTCTCCATACAGCTCATCAATGGACGCTTCTACACTCATAATGCCTCCCTGCTTGGCTTTGCTCACTGTCTCAACCTGGCTCTCAAAGCTAGGATTCGCATATTCACCAAATGTCACATCAACATCAATGTCCTGTGTTGTTGAATTATTAAGTGTATCTATCGCCTGCAATGTCATTTTTACAAGCTTCGGAAGAACCTTCTGGAGCTGATTGACAATATTATTCCTACTGTACAGCGTTGCTTTTTCCTTCTCCCTCTGTGCTTCTGCATTATCAAGCTTCTTTACATCTATTCCTAATGTAGAAGGGCTCATGATTCCCTGTAAGCAAAGGTCCAATGCCGTGATATATGTAGCAAGATACCCTTCATGTGGTATTTCACTCTGTTCTCTTTCAATCTTATAATTTGCGCCTTCTGCCATAGGAGACGAATACTGTATATAAGCGTTATCAAATGAATTTGGCAGCATAACAGCTCCATCACTTGGATTTCGAGGAAGTAAATTCTCTGGTATATATTCCTTTGTACGGTTATGTCTTAAAGCGTCCATCCACTGGCTCCATGCTTCATCCAGCGCATCAAATTCATCTATCTTACTGTCATAGATACTTTTACCTCTACCTTTAAACTTCGCTGATTTATAGAACATAAGCGGTATGGCCATCATAAAGCTTTTATCTTCCCATGTTACTGGTCTTAAACCTGCAAGCTCCGGCACAGTGCTGATATCACATTCTTTATTATCTCTTGTGAGCATATATGTGATATAGCCTTTGCCATATGTTTCAAGCAGAATGTATTCCTGATTCTTAAGTGTGTATACTGTCTTAAACACAACCTCTTTCACTCTGCCGCGTTCTCTTATTATCTCTACCCTGTCGCCGGGATAAAACTCTATTATTGGATACTGGCTTAGGTTTGTATCTATAGATAATTTAAATGCGCCATCTCCAACAATAAGAGTGTCTGTTATTGCCTGCTTTACAATTTCTGCAAAATCGTTTTCTTCTGCTATCTTATCCCAGTCTGACTGCCTGCTGCCAACATCTATCTCGTTCATATCTGCAACAACAATACTCGCAAGCATATCAACCAGCATTGCCGGTAATCCTACATGTATCTTTCTTATTGCTAATCCAGGAGAACATTTTGCAGCCCAGAATCTTGTCTTATCTCCATCAATCTGATCATACAGCTGTGACAGCTCCTCACTTACACCTCTGTACCATATCTGATTCTTAATGGCATTACCTTCAAAGTCGAAGATTTCCTGTATATTAATTATTCCTCTCTGTGCCGGCTGCACACGCAACCATGTCCTTATTCCATCTCTTATCTTATCAGCCATAGTATTAAATATGCTCACCTCTCTCACTCTCCTATCTGTTCTCTACTCCAACTTTGTCCCTGTATGGTATCCAGCCATATTGCGTACTGTTTACCATGTGGTCATTTCCATCTTCCGGCTCACAGTCTTTATCTTCCAGCCAACTGTATACCTGCAGTTCCCCTGTGTAGTTCGTGCATGTATCTACAACATAATAGCTTGGCTCTTTGCCCTTTTCGTCGTTAAAGGACATCCAACCAAGCTGCAGGTTAATTCTGTCTATTATTGTTACTTTCTTATATGCATTATTGAATATATACAGGCATTCATGATGTTCTCTCTTATACTTGGCAAATTCTGTTATTGTCGCCTGATCCGCGTTGTCAACAAACGTGTTCTTTGCCATGCCGCCCCATTCTTTTCTGTTGCGTTCCAAGAAGTCTATGTAATTTCTTACTGTATCAGACGGTGCTATGGGGATATCAAGAGCCGCATTGTTATATACCCTTTCTGCCAGTATAATTAGCTTTCCTTTGTTTGTTATTCCCATATAGGACATTGCAATAGTATCAGGACTCTTAGTTGAATATGCCGTATCAAGACCGCTTGTATATATTACAAACCATTCTGTCTGCTTATCGTCATATTCTCGCTTAATAAATGCCTTAGCCTGTTCCTTCGTAATAACATGTCTCTTGCAGAAATTAGAAAAGACAAGACCTGTAGCCTTGCCTCTTAATCCCAATATTTTGTTTTTATATATCTTAGTACCAGGAGGATAGCTCAATTTTTTCTGTTCTATCTTCTCTGGTGTCATGGATATATTATCTTCAAATGTGAAGAACCAATATACCCAGTCTTTAATAGGCTCACAGCCATTAAGGTCCTTCCATATCTCTTCCGGCACATCTGCCTTGTACTTATCAATTGGTCTTGCGTGATTGATGTACTCTGAATATATTGGCAGCGTAGGCGCATCCGGATTAAGTGTACCTACAAAGTATTCAGAACGTCCGAATATCTCTCGTATGAAGTCTATGTTAGCTGTGTTGCACTCATCCACCCACACACAGCCAAACTGTGAACCTAAGGCATTCTTCCACTTGCTGGCATTATCGTAACCGAGAATATATATTATCTTGGTACTACTGCCAGTTTTGAATTTAATATGTGGAAGTTTATTCTCTTTATCACCGTTTCCACAGTATTCCAAATTAGGGAATATCTGAAGCAATCCCATATCTGCATTGATGATATTCTTCTCAATAACACCTGTTGTATTACCGGCTATAACATGCAGCTTCATATCTGATTCCGCAACATTCATGATAAACTTCACAGCAACCGTTGTTGTTTTACCTGATGCAGTAGAGCCTTCAAGGAATTCTGCTCTGGCTGGTGTATCTATGTAATCCCAATACTTATCACTTAAAAGCATCAGGCTCACCCCTTGCCTTGCGCTGAGCAAGAAGCTCTGCAAGCTCATTCTTTACAGAATCATTAACATTAGCTTCTATCTTGTCTGTAAACATGCCAAGATGTTTGCCAAGAAGTTCCAACGCCCTCACCTTATCACACGGCTTGACCTCTAATCCATCTCGCCCTTTTTTTATAACAGCTAATGCACGCTTCTGCTCTTCTGTAAGCTCTTCTGTCAACACTGGCTCTACAGTCCTATATGTAGCAGGTTTTCCATCTTCATTCAGTATGTCTACAAGTATGCCACCTACTTCTGCTTTCATCTTCTTCTCGACTACATGTGCATAATCTGCTGTATTAGAAAAAGCTATCAAAGCAAGTTCCCTGATAACTCTTTCCTGAGTTACCTCTGTACTCCTTGATAGCTCTTTTTGTCTTTTCGCTATATATTCCTGAACCTTAACATTCCTTAACAATCTTGATGCTGTCTGTTCTGCTGTATTTGGTGAATATCCTGCCCTGATAGCTGCCTGTGTGGCATTAAGGTCTATAAGATATTCTTCGCAGAACCGCTTCTGTTTATTCGTTAATGTCATGCACTCAGCTCCTTTCAGCTTTTTTAAAATTAATAAAAGACTGTATTTTAACCAATAAATTGTTAAAACACAGTCTTTTTCATTATCCTACAATTATAAAATCAAAGACCTATCTTTACTAAAAACATATAGCTGAGCAATGAAAGAATTATAGTGACAAAATCAGTAAAAACATTAACACAAATTGAACATTTTTTCGTTTTAAATATTTTTTCAACATTACACAATTTACATACGGATTGTACAACTAATGATCTTATAACTGTAAACAATAGTATAAATATAACAATTCCATAAATAAGCATCCGGAATTCTCCTTATATGATTAATTTTCATCATTACCCATCAATAAATTAGCACCATACTTTTGTAATTCTTCCAAACAATCTTGAATATCATCATCCAATATTCCACTTTCTTTCATTTCTTTATAAACTTTTAGTTTGTTATTATAATTTTCAAGTTCTTTATTTTGTAAATCCACTTTTTGTTCTTCTAAATTCAGTTTTTCCTCCTCAACTTCAATTTCAACTGTCTTTATCTGTTTATATATATCTATAGGATTGGGAATTTTTATATCTCCTATTTCTCCACCACTAATTACTATGTATAAACCTACAATACCTATTATTGTTTTTGATAATTTCCCTTTATTTCTATATTTTTCCTCATCTTTTTTTGCATTATATGTCTTATCTAAATTTCTTTTGCCTGATGTAAATGAAATTACACCTTTAGAATTAAGATTAAGCATAATAGAAAGTTCGTTATCTCCAACAACCTTTTTCATATAACAATCTACACATTGCATAACCTTTGTTATAGAAGTTAAATCTATTGGTTTACTTGTGTTTATATGCATTTGAAACGAATATGCCTCACGCCAATAATATATTGGATATATCATATCTAATATATACTTTCCGTATTCATTCAAATTACATATCCCTTGATATGATGACAATACCTTCAATAATTTAACATGTAAATCTTTATAATTTATCACTTTAATAACTTTAATCTTTCGTCTTTTTTTATATGGACATTCAACACTATATACTGGTATATTTTCCATATCTATTTGGGTCGTTACTTCAATTTCATTTTCTTCATTTAAATCCTCCCTTTCATAGTATTCTCCTACTTCCGCAAATGCTATTTTATCATCATGAATTCCTGGAATCATAATGATATCTCCTATCTTTAATTCATACATAAATTTTTTACATTTGCTAATTGCTTGACCAGGTCTTTTATCTCCATATATATTTTTAATATTTTCTTTAAGCACTTCCAGTTGCTCTTTTTCTATTGAACCAATATCTGTACTTAAATCTATTATATTCCACCCTAATGCCACATAACTATCATTTATATATTCATCATAAAAATATCCTTTTTTGGTTCTCACCATCCAAAAATTTACATTCCCATTAACATATGGTAATTGATAATTCAATAATTCCTTAATGAAATTTTCATTAATTTGTTCCATAATATCCCCCTATAAATTTATTTATTTAATATTATATCAATATTTTTGCTATTAGCATGAATTATAGCGTTAGTAGCAGCTTCTCTAATTATTTCAAAAAATACATTAGCTATTTTCTCATTACTTGGAAGATTATTTGATAGATTAATATTAACTCCTATTATATGATACATTCTTATTAAATTATTTAATTTATCAATACTATTTTTTTTATCATAAAAATTTTTAGTGATACTATTTAGTAAAAACTCTATATCATTAATATTTAGCTTATCTTGCTTTAAATATTTAGTAAATAAAGCTAATCTATGACCTAATAAATCATGATATTCATTTTTAATTTTTAGTAAATTTTTTGTTTTTTCTATTTTTTCTATATTTTGTATTGTTTCTAATATCTTTATATTATTTTCTTCAATTTTTTTATTTTGTAATTCTTTTTTTTCTTGAAGATTATAAATATCAGTTATATCTAATAGTATTATTTCTTTTTCATTAGTAATGGTAATAGACCATATTCTATTTAAACTTCTTATTATATAATTATTATTTATTTCTCTAAAACTTATTCTTATTAAATTATTTATATAATCGTTATGAATATTTAAATCATTTAAAATATTTTTCATAGTATTATTTATTAGAAATATTTCTTCATTATCTAAAAACATTATTCCTGAATCAGACATATCGAGAGCATTTTTAATTGATAATATTGATATATATTCTTTACTTAATAATCTTTCATAGACAAACATTACTATTATATAAAGTAAAGGTACTATTGATAAATAAATACTGATTTTTATTTCTTTTAAATTAAAATAGCATAATACTACCATTATAATTAAAAGGATTGTTTCAAATGCTTTTTTTAGGCATTTTATATCTTTTCTAAAATAAAAGATTGTTACTCTAAAAGTTTGTAATATTGTTACAACTGCTGTAAATACAATTAAAAATTTCATATCATATCACCAACTTTTATAGTAAATAATAACTCAGTATCATTGTCACATAAGGTTTCTTTTACTTTAATATTATTATCTAATTTTAATTTTTCCTTTAGATTAATTAGGGAACTAATGAGTATTTTTAATATTAATTTATTTTCTTTTCTTGATATATATATCATCATAGTTTCGTTGTTAATATTATCTATTAATTCATAAATTATATCATATAGTAAAGACATCATACTACCGGTAATAATCATCTTATTTTTTACTATAACAAGTCCTGATATATTATTCATACTAACTAGTAGCTCATTTAGTATTGATTTTATATGTTCTTCATTATAAACTTCATTATTTAGTTCAGAAATCATTATACTACTCTTTTTCTTACAATAGATAATAATTCTTTTTATTCGTTCTAAATCTTTATCACTTACTATTTCTTTCTTTAAAAGACTTTTAGCTTCAAGTACTTTTTCATTTAATTTATTTTCTATTTTATTTACAACTTCTTTTCTAAGAGTTATTTCATATAATTCTTTTTTAGTTTTTTCTTCAAATTTTATATTTTTCTGTAGCTTTAATAATTTTTTTTGTCTATTTGTTACATCAAGTTTTAAGTTATATAATTCTGTCATATCTTTTTTTAATATAACATAACTATCTTTATTTTTCTTTACTTCATAAATAATAGCTTTATTATAATAATTCTTTTTTACCTTATTATTTTTAATATCTCTAAGAATATTATGAGGTACAGTTTTTAATAACTTTGTACTATATATTGTATTACCATCTAAAGATACAATCTCCATATTTAAATTAGAATTTTGAAAAGTTTTTAGATATTTCTTATTATTTGGTATTAAATTTAAATATAATGCTAATTCTATTCCTAAACATATTAAAATACTATTTACTACAGACATATTTATATTTCTAATATTATTAATATTTATTACATATAATAATGTATAAATTACACCAATTAATAATATACCTAGTGGCAAAAAAGCTTTTATATCTTTTTTAATTTTTAATCTATCTAATGCTAAAATTATCATTCCTCCACCAAATAAAATAAATATCCATAAGGTTATCAGGTAGTAGCCAATATTGTGTTTATAATTATTAAAATCTTCTATTCCATTATTAAATTTAAATACTATCTCATGAAAATCATTAGTTAAAACCATTAAAAGTAAAATGGTAGATATTATGTATATTATTATTTTTTCCTTTTTATTTATTTTTTTTAATAATGATCTAGAATATATATAAAATATCGATGGTATGAATATTAAGGGTACATAATACAAATACCAAGATAATCTTGTAAGTAAAGTAGTCTCTACTACTCCTTTTGTCATTCTAATTAACATCCAAAAAACAATTAGTATTCCAATACTAATGATATATTTTCTTATTTTTTTATCATATAGTTTATAATATAATCTAACACTCCAGAAAGTAAAAAGTATTGCACATATTAGTGCTTCAAATTTATGGGTCATATAATCAACTCATTTCTTTCTATATATTATAGCAGAATTTTTTTTATTTGTCAGTTATTAATTTTTTTAAAAGAAAAAACATTATATAATTTTTCTATATAATGTTCTATAAATTTATTCCATCTATACTTGTTTCATAAAGCCATTCTTTTAAATCTTTATTATTATTAGTTTCATAATATTTAATAAGTTTCTCAAAGAATATAGGCTGATTTTCTTGAGCGATAGTTATAATACCACAGCCATTATCAATCATTTTATTAATTTCCTTCAAGGTTAGCACTCTTCCAAATATAATCTACGATATTTCTTTTGACTACAAATACATTTTATTCTCTTGTTAAATTAAATTTATTTTTCATATTTTCTCTTCTTAACTAAAAGCGGAGCCCGGTTTAGGGCTCCTTCAGGGGGCAAACTCAAATCACGTACTCCTAAATTTAATTTTTAAATTTTTCTTTATTTTTTAAGAAAAAACACAATATATAATTTATTAAAATTTATCTAAATTTATCTAAAAATTATCCTTTGGGTAGTTGAATGGGTAGTTGAATTTAAAAAGTCTAATAAGCAAGATTATGTACTTATTAGACTTTTTTTAATTAAGTTTATACCCTAATTTTTCTAATTCCATTATAGCGATAGCAGATAATTCTTTTTTAGATAATTTATCAATATCAAAAAACTCTGCACCAAGTGAATCATCATTTACTTCATCTACTTTTACTTCCTTCTTAATTTCATTATTGTAATTTGAAACTTTAAAGAAAATACCAGTATGGTGTACTTTCACTAAAATATCTTCTTTAAATTGCCATTCAAAAGCAACAGAATCGGCATCAAATAATTGACAATCAACTACCTCTATACCAACTTCCTCCATTAGCTCTCTTTTCAAAGCATCTTCTGGTCTTTCACAAAACTCTATTGTTCCACCTGGTAAATCTAGTTTTCCATCATAAGGACCTCCAAATTTTTTAATAAGTAAAATTTTACCGTCTTGAATAACTAAACCATAAGCCCCTAATTGTTTAAATTCTTTCATCTATCTTTCCTCACTTTCTTATTTTTATTTTTAAACTAATATAATTATATCATATTTTTAACCTAATTATATTAGTAAAAACTACTTTTTCTTTCTTAAAACATATCCATCGATTTCTTTATCGTTTTTATGATAACCTTCCCAGTCAAATTCTGTTATACTCTCACCACAATAGTTGCAAAATGGAGTGGAATTGTTTAACTTTTTTATAGCATCCCAACCACTAGATATGTCTGATAATTCTATGTAATCATCTCTTGAAACAACATAATTTGTACCATATCTTTTATTTAAAATTTCTATCAATAAAGGGTAATAACATTTCGCTATTTTTCCATCTCTCAAAAATCTGCAAAACCTTCCAATACATTCTTTACTTACTTTATCGCCATTGTTATTATTTTCTAATGTTAATCTAGTTTGAAATTTTTTTATTGGTTCAATCGGACTAAAGAAATCATCATTTATCAAATACGTAATTTTATTAGCATTTAATATACTTAATATTTTGTCTATTTTTTTGCTTGTAGGTTCATATAAGGAAATAGATATTATTATGTCGTTATCTACAAATGATTTAATTACTTTCTCATCTAGCTTATCTAACAATAAACCATTTGATACTACTACAATTTTAGTGTTTGGTAATATTCTCCTTGAAATATTTAATAATTCCGAAAAATTAGGATGTAATAATGGTTCTCCTCCTAAAATTCTAAAGTAATAGACATTAAATTTTTGTGATATTAATTTTATATCACGTTCATAATCAACCAAATCAACATAATTATTATCATAAATATTTGAAAAATGGGCACATCCTTTACAATTTAAATTGCAATGATCAACAACATTTGTTTCTAAATAATTTAAAAATGGTAATGATAAATCAATTGAATCTATATAACTATTTAATTGTTCATAAGATTCCGAATCAAAATATAATACTCTTTCATCAACAATATTTATTTTCTTAAAACCAATATTTCTTAAATATTCAATTGTATCACCCATAATAATTGGCTTTTTTGTTATAAATATATTGTCGGTTTCAGGATTTAAACATTTTTCATTTAAAAAGATAAGAGGAATATCTTTATATAGTTTCTGTGATATGTCTGATTTATTTCCCAATTTAAGAAAACCATCAACTATGATATTGTGTTTTTCTAATTTTTTTGCAAATTCTATAGCAAAAGGTCCTGTTCCAAATATATAATTCTTCATAAGTTTTCTCCTTTATTTTTTTACACGTTGTAAAGAGGACATTCTTGAATCCAAATTCTCATACATCCAATCAAATCTTCCATATTGTTTTAATTCACAATCAACTATCATTTTTAAAATAACATACATACGATATATTTCAATTCTAACTTTTTCATCATAATTTAACTTTTTATTATCAAAACCTTTTAAATAATAATTACTTGTTATTCCATCAATGGTATGAAAATAAAATGTCATTAATTCATCACAAAAATACAAATCAGAAAAATCAACAATTCCAGCAACTTTTCCATCTTTTACCAGAACATTTCCATCCCATATATCAGTATGTGCTAAACAAAGATTGGAAATATTATTTAAACTTTCTTTATTTGAGGTTATTATATTTTTAATATTGTCATAATTATTTTCTCCAAGATTAATATTTTTAGATTTAGCATTTTCTAATAAAAGTTCAAATAAATTCATCGTAAATTCATAATTATTTTTAAATCTTTTATTTGGTTGACTTGGTAGAAAAAATTCTTGTCCTTTTATGGAACATATTCTTTTACTTAATATTCCTAATTGATACTCAACATTATTTTTTTCTTCTTTGCTCATCTTTTCTTTCATTTCTAAATAATTCATGCCATCAACATAACTCATAAAAATATATGGTGATTCACACAACGAACAACTGTCATCATAGCATAATAATCTTGGAGATGGGAAGTCAATTTTTTTCATTAATTTTAGCATCTCAACTTCCCACCAAAGTATATTTCTATCTGCGGTTATCATTTTACTTTCATCTTTTGGTGCTATTTTTAATACTACCTTATTGCCATTATTTTCTATTAAATATACAGCATTTTTCATTCCACCACTTAATATTGTTATTTTGATATTATCAGTATCAGTATCATTAAATGATTTTTCGTACATAGCTTTAATATTAGATATATTTTGATAATTCTTAACCGAAGATTTATTTTCCTTCATTTTTTTTACCTCTATTATTTTTCTTATATTCTCTAATATATTTTTTACATACTTCATCAGTATATTCAAATTCTTCATTGTCAACAGTTAAATGAAAGATGTTATCATAAGCATAATCTTTAATTTTAGTCTTAAAGAATTTTCTTATAAATGTTTTTAATTCAGCAATTTCAGAGTACATAAATCCTTTCATGCCGTTAAAATACATATAATTAGATACACGCATTATCAAATTTAAAACCGTAATTGTATTGCTATCATATTTATCTATCAAAGTTCCAGCCTTTATAACAGGAATCCCTTCAAATTCATTATTGTACAAATATATATCTTTGATAAATTGTTTATACTGATCTTGCAAGTCAACGGCAACACAATCTGTAATAGTGGAACGTTCTTGTATGAATTGAATAGCCTCATCCATCATTTCCTTATCTAAAGAGTTCCATAGAATACCAACACATGGTATTTCTATTGATGGCAATTTTTCTTTATCAATAACTTTAGCTTCTGTAAGTTCGTTAATAATTGATAATACTTCATCCAATTTTCTAAACTTTTTAACATCTTTAGCATTCAATAGTAGATTTATTAAGTTGTTTGTAATACTTTGTATTTCATCTTTAAATTCATTTTTTTCTAAAACATTACCTTTATAATCCCTCATAAAATTTCTTAATATATGCACCAAACTATTATAAAGAATCTTTTCTGCGGCATCTTTGTAATCTGGACCTTGAGATAGTACTTCCTCATAAGCATTTTCTCCCCAATCTTTTAAGGTAAATAGTCTCGGTGAAATTTTATTACCAGTTAAAGAAACTGATTTTCTTTTGACATAATGATAAAAAGGAATTGGTACTAAAGCAAAAGTTTTTTCAGCCATACATAATCTAAAGATATAATCTGAATCTTCTTTAAAACAATTTTTATCAAATTTAATATCTTTTATTGAAGATAACTTATATAGTTTGTCCCAAGCGGGAATTAAAATAGTAGCATCAGAATAAGAATTTATGAGATTTAATTTGCCTTCTACAAACTTAACACCTTTTTGTTCACAACTGACATCTTTTACATCACCATTCTTCATATGTATATAAAAACTACTTTCGCAAACATCGGCATTAGTTTTTTTAATTGCTTTTAATAATGTTTCTAACATTGAATTATCAACATAATCATCTGAATCAAAGAAACATATATATTCACCAGTAGCAAGTTCCATGCCTTTATTTCTAGTTTCAGCAAGTCCGTGATTTTCTTGATGGACTACTTTAATTCTTTTATCTTTTTCTGCTAGTAAATTACACATTTGTAATGATTCATCTGTAGAACCATCATCTATTAATATAATTTCTAAATTTCTATAAGTTTGGCTAGTAATACTATTTATACATCTAGTTAAATAATTAGCTGTATTGTAAATAGGTACTACAACTGTAATTTTAGTATCATTTTTTAAATTATAATCAATATATTCTCTTAATTGATTTTCCCAATCTTCATCAAAATTAATTTCTAAATGATATTTTGAACTTTCATATTCTGATGATATAATACCAGCTCTGTGTTTTTTTAATAATTCTATTTCATTTTCAGCAATTTCATTACTGTTTGAATTAGTCTTAATTAATAAATCGCAACAATCAAATACATAAGAATCTTCAAGTAATGAATAATCTAAAGCTATGACATCATTCTCATTCATGTTATCCAATATAGAGTTTAATTTCTCATCAATTTCATTTCTAATTTTCAAAATCAAAGAACTTTTCATTTGCCAATTATCTTTGATATTATGTTGATTTAAAATATCATCAAATATTTTATCAACATCTACATACTTAAATGAATAGTTTTCATTTAAGTATTTGGAAAGTTTTAATTTCCCATCTTTACTGTTTCCAGTTATACCTATTATCATAAACATTCCCCCTAAATTGACTCCTATGCTACCATAATTTAGCAGAAAAGTCAATGTTTTTTTGCTATTTTCAGTTATTTTTTTCAAAAAAACACCGTTTTTATTTTTTACGATGCTTTTATTGAAAATTTGTATCATTTTGAGACATAGAATTTAAATATAATATAATGCTTTCTTCTTTTGAATTAAACTTTTCATATGGGCGAATTTCTAATGTTGTAAATTTCTCATATTGATCTGGAGGAAACAATTTTACTCTTATATCATTTATACGGCACAATTCTATAATTTTTTGTAAAGAAAAAGAAATATTTTTTAATATTTTTAATTCATCAATATTACAAAAATCTATACACTCATTTAGCATTGCTTCTCCTTGATAATTAATTTCATTTTTAACAAATGCTGAATCATTTAAACTAATAAAATATATATCTCCCCAAATTTTATAAAGTTTATCAGGAGCTTCTAATCTATTATATCCATTCATATTTGCAAGGGCTATATCTATAGTATAACCCATAATATTTCTTGGAGCATTTATTACAATTTTTTTATAATACTTCATTAATATATCAAAAACTTGATTTGTATTAATACTAGTTAAACCTAATTTATGTTTTCTAATATTGTTTATTTCATTTTTTATATTTTCTGTTTTCATTCTTCTCCTATCATATATAATCACAGTCTTTTATTTTTTGTTATATATCAAACTCATACATAATTCTTTTTTCCTCTTTCTTATTTTTTCTTCTATTCTATCTTTTTCTCTATTCATCTTTGAAAGTACATCCAAATTTTGTTCTGTTTGTTCATTCATCATCTTTATAATTTTATCATAATCATAGCCTTCATCATGTTTTCTTAAATAAAAGATTAATATCGCTAATCCAGTTAAAGCTATTAAACCAAAAAATATTAGTTGAATTGTAAGTATTAATGATTTTTCCATACAAATATCCTCCTTACAATACATAGTAAACTCAATTTAAACAACTCTATCTTTTTTTTCAAGAGTATTCTTTTCATTTTTTTTACCATATCAAAATATAAAAAATAATCTATCTCATATTTAATAGTGTACTTAAAAAATTCTCTTTGTTTCCATTTTTTTCTTTCATCAACAATAACATACACCATATATATTACCAACAAAATTATTGCTACAACTAATAAAATTATATTAAAAATTAAGTTTTTATTCACACTAACCACCACAATTTCAATAACCACAAAAAGAATTAATAAAAGGTATTTTCTTTAACAATTTTGAAATGTAATATATTCCAATAATTTCAAAGATAAATAACACTAATGTCATTCCAAATATAAATGGAACACCACTTGTAGGTAGTATAAAGTCTAATGGAATGTTATTTTCACTGCAATATTTAACCCCCAAACAATAATCAAATTCCAAAAGCATAAATGTCAACAATGCCATTAAAAGTAAAAATGTATTTATCATTGTAGATTCAAAATTGTTTTTTAAAATGTATTTCATTTTGCACCTCCAATCTTTCATTTTTTTGTACTGCAATTTAATTATAACACAAAATAGCAAAAATAATAACTGAAAATAGCAAATTGCCTATAATTTTTGTTCTTAATGGGAAAATTAAATTAGGTGGTAATTATGATAAATTTTACAAGATTAAAGGATATTAGAGAGGATAATGATATAAATCAAACACAAATGGCTGAAATATTAGATGTTAATCGTTCAACATATTCTTTATGGGAATTAGGAATTAATATTATTCCTTTAAAAAGTTTATGTAGTTTTGCAGATTATTTTAATTATTCTATTGATTATGTTTTAGGATTAACAAACATAAGAAAAAATCCAAATTTAATTAAGGGATTAGACTTAATTAAACTTGGAAATAACATTAAAGAATTACGAATTAAAAATGAACTATCGCAAGAAAATGTTGCAAATATGATTGGCGTAACGCAAGCATGTATAACTAGATATGAAAAGGGACTAATATGTATCTCGACTTCAAATCTATATAAGCTATCAAAAGAATTTAAAATATCCCTTTCCGAATTATGTGGGAAAGTAAAAAAGTAGTGCTATTTTAATATTTTATTTCTTATGACAATATGACATTATGACATTAGTATTTATATACCTATACTTAATGTCATAATGTCATTTTTTATTTTTTCTCAATATATGCAATTACTTCTTCCATTTGTTCTTTAGTTTTTTTAACAATATATCTTATAATTATAGTTTCAATGATTGATACAACTAAAATAACTGACATAACAATTATATTTGTTGAAAAATCTTTGATAAAAAATTCTACTATGAATGGCAAGCAAAAAATTAATGTACTTATTATTGCAGTTGTAAATATTATTTCAGATGATTTTCTTGTAATATTTTTATTTCTTTTATTATCCAATTTTTTAAACCATGTTTTTCCTTCACTGCCATAGTAATCAATATAAAATACAGATCCTAGTATAGTCATTCCTGCACCAATCCAAAACCAATATTTTAAAGTATTTATATCAAAACAAGCACCTGCAAAAGAGACTATTTCAATTATTAAGCCAATCATTAATAAACGTGTCAATTTATCAGAGTTTCTATATAAC